CCGAGTAGGCGCGACCAAGATCTTCAACCACGTCATCGGCTACCACACGCACCAGGATCCCTGCCCGATGATGATCGTGCAGCCCACGGTGGAGGATGCCGAGGGTTACAGCAAGGATGAGGTCGCGCCAATGCTGCGTGACACGCCAGTGCTGCAGCCGCTGATTGTTGACCCCAAGCAGAAGGACGGCAGCAACACCATTCTGTTGAAGCAGTTCAAGAACGGCGCTGCATTGCAGATGGTGGGTGCGAACAGCGCCAGGGGATTTCGCCGCGTCAGCCGGCGGATCGTGCTGTTTGACGAGGTGGATGGCTACCCAGCCAGCACGCCCGAGGGCGATCAGATCAAGCTGGGCATCAAGCGCTCAGAGTATTTCTGGAACCGGAAGATCGGCCTGATCAGCACGCCAACGATCAAGGGATTCAGCCGGATCGAGAAATGGTTTGAACTGTCGGATCAGCGGCGGTACTTCGTGCCGTGCCCGCATTGCGGTCATCACCAGGTGCTGCGGTGGGGGCAGATGAAATGGGAGAAGGACGCTGACGGCGCAGGGATTCCGGATACGGCGGCCTATGAATGTGAGAACTGCCAGGAGCTGATCCCGCACACCAAGAAGCGCTGGATGGTGGAGCGCGGCGAGTGGAGGCCCACGGCGGAGAGCAAGCGGCCAGGGCTGGTGGGGTTTCACATCTGGGCGGGCTACAGCTACAGCCCAAATGCGAGCTGGGCTCAGCTGGTGCAGGAGTTCCTAGAGGTGAAGAGCGACCGGACGCAGCTGCAGACGTTCGTGAACACGCTGCTTGGCGAGACATTCGAGGACGATTACGCCGCCTCACTGAGCGCATCAGGGCTGGCGGCACGGCGCGAAGAGTACCCGCCTGGCCATTGCCCGCATGGGGTGCTCATGCTCACGGCTGGGGTGGACGTGCAGGACAACCGCCTGGCTGTCAGTGTCTGGGGCTGGGGCGCGGGCGAGGAGTCGTGGCTGGTATGGCATCAGGAGATCATGGGCGACCCGACCCAGTCGGAGGTATGGGATCAGCTCGATGCGGCGATAGACACGGCCTGGCCTGTCCATGGTGGCGGCGAGTTGAAGCTGGCGCAGGTGGCAATCGACTCAGGTGGACATGCCACCCATGAGGTCTACCGTTACGCCAGGGATCGGCGCGATCGGTACGTGGTGGCGATCAAGGGCAGCAGCCGGCGCAGCCAGCCGGCGATCAACAAGGGCACATCTCAAGATGTGAACTGGAAGGGCCAGACGATCAAGCGTGGCGTGGTCCTGTACCAGGTGGGCACCGACACGGTGAAGACGACGCTGTTCGGCCGGCTGCGGCACAACAGTCCAGGGCCGGGCTATGTGCACTTCGGGCTGTCTGGTGATGACGAATGGTGCAGCCAGGTGACCAGCGAAAAGCAGCAGCTGCGTTATGTGAAGGGATTCCCAGTGCGTGAGTGGATCAAGAGCCCGAGCGCGAGAAATGAAGCGCTGGATTGCATGGTCTACGCCTATGCGGCGCTGCAGCTAGCGTCAAGGCGCTATGCCAAGGCGAGCATGTGGGAGAAGTTGAAGGCGCAGCTGGGCAGCACCATGCCAAGCACCGGCGGCCCGCTATCCCTGAAAGGCTGGAGCCGCTAACTCAGCCTGCATAGCCTGAACTCATGGCAGGCATTTCCCTCAGCTTGGCGCAGACGCAGCTTGACGCCTATCTGGCGGCCGAGACTGCAATCCTCAGCGGCCAGGAGTATGTGATTGGCAGCCGGCGGCTGAAGCGTGCCGACCTGGCAACGGTGCAGGCCGGTATCAACCTCTGGAATCAGCGGGTGCAAGACCTGACCGCCAGGCAGCGGCGCGGCCGGTATGTCGTCCCTGCCCCGAACTTCTGATGGCCAGCAAGCCGCCCCTACTTGATCGCCTGATTACCAGGCTCTCCCCTAAGTGGGCCCTGGAGCGCGACCAGGCCCGCGCCGCCCTGGCCCGCTCCGGCGGCTATGTCGGCGGGGCCTACAGCCAGCGATTTGCTAACTGGTCCCCCGGCGTGCGTGATGCCGATGGGGACATTGCCCACGACCTGCGCGAGATGCGCGGCCGATCGCGTGACCTGGCCCGCAATGCCCCGATTGCCCGGGGCGCGGTCAGCACGATGGTCACCTATGTGGTGGGAACTGGCCTATCGGTGCAGAGCCGGATCGATGCGGATCTGCTGGGGCTGAGCGACGACGAAGCCAGTGCCAAGCAGAAGGAGTTTGAGCGGTACTTCAACACTTGGGCCGCCTCGCAGTTTGCTGATGTCGGCCAGCGGCAGAACTTCTATGAGCTGCAGGATCTGGCAGAGCGCAGCGAGCTGGAATCCGGCGATGCCTTTGCGCTGCTGGTGAAATCCAAGGCGCCAAACTGGCCCTATCAGCTGGCGATACAGATCGTTGAGGCTGATCGAGTCTGCAACAAGGATCGCGTAATGGATACTGACGCGATGACGCAGGGGATCGTCAAAAGGAACGGCATCCCTTACAGCGTCATGATCGCTGATCGCCACCCTGGCCGGGTGATTGGGTCAGTGACAACCCGATGGAAAGAGGTGGCCTTCTACGGCAGCAGCGGCCGCCGCAATGCGCTGCACCTGATGCACATGGAGCGACCGGACCAGACCCGGGGAGTGCCCTGGCTGGCGCCGATCATTGCGAAGGTTAAGCAGCTCGACCGCTACAGCGACGCCGAGGTGGATGCCGCGGTGAATGCAGCGGCTAATGCCGTGTTCGCCACGATGGACCCCGATGCGTTCAGCGATCTGTTTGACGCTGACGCCCAGACCGCCTACATCGATAACGCCAAACGCTGGGACGGGACCATCGAATCCGGTCGGGTGATTAGCACCCTGCCTGGTGAGTCGATCACCAGCCCTACGCCGGGACGGCCAAACCCAGCGTTTGAGCAGTTCTTCTTGGCGGTGAACAACGAGATCGCCATGGGACTGGGGCTGCCCCGCGATGTGTTGCTGAAGGCCTTCAATGCCAGCTATTCCGCGAGCCGTGCGGCGCTGATGGATGCCTGGCGGACCTATAAGGTGCGGCGATTCCGCAAGGCGTCGCGGTTCTGCCAACCGATCTACGAAGAGATCATTGCCGACGGCGTGGCCATGGGCTACCTGACTGCCCCAGGCTTTCTGGTGGATCCGATGATCCGCGCCGCCTGGCTGGGATCGTTCTGGAGCGGCGATGGCCCTGGCGCACTGGATCCGACCAAGGAAGCCACGGCGGCAAAGCTCCGCATCGACATGGGTCAGACCACGCTGCCTGAGGAGATCCTGGCCTACGACGGCGGCGACTGGGAGACCAAGCACCGCACCTCGGCCCGGGTCAAGGCCGAGCGGGTTGAGGCGGGCCTGGAGGCTCCGGTCGTCATGCAACCGGGATCACCGGGGATGGCGCCGGCAGCCACTCCGGACCCAGAGGATGAAGTCGACGATCCGGAGCAGGAAGACGACGACCCCGGCGAGCAGGTGGACCCAACAGAGCCCCCCATAGATTAATGCCATGAACATTCTCGACGTTCTCTATCAGCCGTGGGCGATTGCTCCTGATCGACTGGTTGAAATCCAGGCGATCTATGCCGCCCATCTGCGGGGCGAATCGATCGACATTGACGCAGTGGAGGCCCGGATCGGCCGGCAACTGCAGAACCAGCCGCAGGGCTATCAGGTGCAGGATGGTGCCGCCCTGATTCCGTTGCGTGGCGTGATGGCGCCCCGCATGAACTTGATGAGCCAAGTGAGCGGCGGCACCTCCACCGAGCTGTTCGCCCGTGACGTGAAGACGGCGCTGAATGATCCGGCGGTGCAGTCAATCGTGCTGCTGGTGGATTCCCCCGGCGGTGCGGTGGGCGGCACGATGGCGGCAGCCTCGGCGGTGATGGCTGCCCGCGGCGTGAAGCCGATTGCCACATACAGCGATGGGACCATGGCGAGTGCTGCCTACTGGGTGGGCTCTGCTGCTGATCGGGTCTACGTGAGCTCTGGCGTTGACCAGGTGGGCAGTATCGGCGTGGTGGCATCCCATGTGGACGTGAGCCAGCGTGAGCAGGCGCTGGGGATCAAGACCACCGAGATCGTGGCTGGCAAGTTCAAGCGTATCTCTAGCCAGTACGGACCGCTCACCGAATCGGGCCGGCAGTCCATTCAGGATCAGGTGGACTACCTCTATTCCTTATTTGTCGGCGATGTTGCCGCCCAGCGTGGAGTCTCTACCGATCAGGTAATTGCCGACATGGCCGATGGCCGGGTGTTCATTGGCCAGCAGGCCATTGACGCAGGGCTGGTGGATGGGATCGCTAGCCTGAATGTTGTAATCGCTGAAATGAATGATCGGGCGGCGACTGCTTCCCGATTCTCCGCATCACTCCCCTCTTCCCCGAGAATTTCTATGGACCACAACCAAGTGGCCGCCGAATGGGCGGCTGAAAATCCGGAGGCTGCGGCGGTGCTGCGGACCGAAGGCGCGGCTGGTGAGCGTGACCGCATTGCTGCGGTTCGGGCTCAGGCGCTGCCAGGCCATGAAGGCCTGATTGAGAAGCTGGCGGCCGATGGTCAGACGACCGGCCCCGATGCTGCCGTGCAGGTGATTGCCGCCGATCGCGTGCGCCAGCAAGGCATTGCTCAGGCCCGCCTGAATGATGCCATTGATGCCGTGCCCCAGGCCGCTGCTCCTGCCGTTGAGGAACCAGCAACAGTCTCCCGACTCGGAACCAATGGCGTCATTGATGCTCGCACCGATGCCGCCGCCCTAGACGCTGCCGCTAAGACCTACCAGGCTGCTCACCCTGGCACCGACTATCTCTCCGCCGCCAAGGCGGTTCAATCCACCAACGGAGGTAACTGACCATGGCTGTAGGAGAAATCACCCTGCTGCAGGAGACCGTCACGCTCTCCGCAACCGCGACCCAGTATCGGGGCGTTCTGCTCACCGGCGCTGCCGTCTCTGCTGCTGGTAACGGCTACCCCTGCGCCACCGGCGGCGCTAGCGGCGACTCTGTTCCCGTGGTGCTGCTTGGCGTGGCAATCGGCGAGGCCGGCGCGGCTGTCACAGCTGGTGCCTTGCTTGAGTTTGACTCATCTGGCCGGTTTATCACCCGCTCCACTGGTGTGTCCGTGGCCCGCGCACTGAGCTCCGCTTCTG